CTAGCCCGCCCCTCCGCTCTTAGCGAGCTTCGCGAGCTTGACACCGCCCAGCTCCCTTACCCCCTTACCGACCTCCCGCAAACCCGCATATGCCCACGGCAGCGTTAGCAGCATGGATAAAGCGAGCGTATCGATCTCTCTACTCTTTGACACCTGCCAAGCAACATACAAAAACGCGCCAAACAAGCTAAACCAGGACTGACCCGGCCGCGTCCACCGCACGAATTTATCCTCCGCGCGGTCGCCTGCGCGAATAGTTTGCTGGGTTGTAGCGTGGGCAGCAGCATCACTCTCCAGCTGTAGACGCGCCATTGTTTCTATGTGACGCCGCACGTCCGCGTCACGCTCCGCTGCAATTTCGCGCAGCCGTACAAGCACTGTAGGATCACCCTGCAACGCGCTCAGCGCCTGTTCAGCGCTATCTGTGCCCGTAGCGCTGGACACCATTGATACACCCGCAGCAACCGCGCCAGGCACATTACCAACCAGCAGCGACCCAACCAGCGCAGCGCCCTTGCCACCATTATTTTTTAACCAGTCACCAACACCTTGCCAACTCATCACATCGCCCCCCAGTGCTCAAATGCAAAATGATTTGCATCACCAAACCGCCCACCCCAGCGCGCAAACTCGCTCAGCGTTTCCCAGTATTCGCCCAGCACCCCATAAGCTGGGTGCGAGCCATCCGCAATATATTTTCCATCGACCCACACATTTAAATCCTGTGCGAGCCGTAGCTTGTGAACAGAATTTTTATGGGCGTAACTTTTTTGCTCGCCAAATTCCCCGTGCACACGGGGGTCTCGGTACGCATCACCCATCGTTAATTCAATGTTTTTTGAGTACGCGTACTCAATTAATAACCCAATACAACGCGCAAATTCGCGTTGTTTTTTTGATAGACTCATAGCGTTAAATCCCCCGGTGTAAACTCATCTACATACAGCCCCGCACCCTTTGTAATGCGCAGCTGCTCCATTAACCCAATATAATTTGCACCGTAGTCGGCACCACCAATTAACACAGAGCTGAGCGATTTTATAACGTTTACACTATTCAAATCCCCGCACAAAACACCGCCCACATACGCTCGTAACTCGCCGCTTGAGCGTACAAACGCAACATGCACCCACTCATCCAACACTAGAGAGATAGATGTTGCGAGCTCTGTACTACCGCACCCAAACACGAGCGCGCCGTCCGTACGTAGCGATAAACCCCACTTATCCGGCTCCGTCTGAAACCTATTCCCAACAATATACAAACGCCCACTAGCGGGCAGCGCGGCAGGCTTAAGCCACAGCTCTACTGTAAAATCGCCACTACCAAACATCAGCTCCTCCGGCGACGCATGGTAAATAGTCACTGCGATATGCCCACCATCAAAACTTGTCGCATCGCCAAACTGACCACCTGCGCTAGCAACACTGCCGGTTACTGTAAACTCATGCGGAGACAGCCCCGCATTGCTTAAATGCCCGATAAAAAAAAGCGACGTAATTACCGTATCACCGATAGGATTGTAGGTGTCGTACAATGTTATATCGATACAATCGACATAAAAGTCGTTACCCGGATTAAAATTTGAATTAATAAACCTAAAATAAAATTCTTTTTCCGGGTCTACCTCTCCCACTACACCGATCAATATATTGTGATATTTATAGTCATTAATACCATACGAATATGTGGGCCTACCGGGCCGTGAATACTGAAAATAAAAACTGTTATCTATTTTTGCCCTTACTGTAACGATGATAAATTTATTGTTTAAGCTACGCAAAAAGTCGCTCGTTACCATCCCCAATATTATCAGCCCCCAAGACCCACCAACGCCGTTTGGATAATATAAATTCCATCGCGGGTTACCGCCATTTTCCAAATACTCAACTTCGAACGGGTCTTGGTCGTACACGATAGAATCCCAATACGCTTGAGATATAACCCGCCTGCTACCAGTTAGTAGGCCCTCATACACATAACTCTGCCCAACTTCTATATCCAAGTATTCTTGAACAATGTCCGGACCCTGCCGGAGGTAAACATGGTATCGACCAGACCGCACATAGCAGCGGTAAAAATAGTCCGCATCAAACGGATTGAGCAACTGGCAAACCATTTCCCGATCCGCGTAAATTTCTGCCGGCACGTCGGTTTCTGCATCGATAACTTGCACATTAACCCGACCAACACTTTTACCACCGGTGGATAAAATCGGGCCTTGCAACACGTGCCCAGCCATTAAGCACCACCCAATGCAATTTCGACGTCCTTGTACCACGCCTCATCGCCGCGATCATTAAACGCCCGTATGTTGTAACGCCCAGGCCGCGCGTACACACGAAAAAAACCGTTTTGCACAGCAAACTCATGACTGGGTAGCGGGTCGGTTTCGAGCCTGTCCCACCACAACTGCACAGGTGCGCCGGTACCGGCATCGAACACCTGCACAGACACACTCGCGCTTTGCAGGGCAACACCGCTAAATACGTGGTACTGAATTACATGCGCCATTAATTAATTCTCGCCCCCCTGATATCGCCCTCACCAACCCAGGTGATAAAGCTTTCGCCATCCACAGCCGGACCAGCATCACCACCCGCGCCAGGCGTTACGCCGTAACCGCCCGCACCGGGCTCACCGGGCTCGCCAGGCCCACCGCCATTACCCGCCCGCACCGGGCCTCCTATGTACGCGACACCGCCATCTCCGGGCTCGGTATCCGTAGCGTCGCCACCATTGCCGGTATAGTTGACTGTATAACCCTGCTCGTATGGACCCAAGCCACCTAAGCCAGGCACTGTACCCGCACCACCACCGCCACCACCGGAGTAATAGCCTCCATCTGGACCGAGCAGACGACCCGTACCACCACCACCACCGCCGCCGCCCCAAATTGCGCCATTTGTGTTATCTATAACCACGGGCCGCCGCACGAATAAAGCACCGCCACCCGGCCGACCATTTTTACTGGACGCACCACCACCACCGTTACCACCCGCGCCCTGCATACGGCCCACAAATACAATATTAATAACCACACCAGGCGGCCAATCTTCGGCCATAATGTACATCGCAAAACTACCACTATAGGCACCGCCAACAATGGCATTTGATTCTATTCGCACGTTAACCACTTCATCCGGCGCGAGCGTGGAAAATATTTGATCGTACGCAGCGCGCAGATTAATGCCATTTACCGAGTAGTCGATAACAATTAATTTTTCCTGCAAATTCTCTTGCTCCACAAAGCGCATTTCTTCTGCAACTATCGCCCTGTGCGCCAACCCAACACCATAACCCACCACCTGCACAGGCACGGTTGACTGCGAGCCATCACAATTTTCTAGCGAGTAGTGGCTGAGGTTAGCGCCCTGCCCGAGCGCCAACGGCAACGAGCGTGGAACGTTAAAACTAAAGCGCCGCGGCGGCGATTCGTAGCGGCTGAGTTTGCGCGCGTTAAACGCAGCAACAACACCGCGCGCAAACTGCGGGATCCATCGACTATATACGGTTTTAATTGCCGCGTTGGTGTACTGGTCGGAATTGCTGCCGGGTGTAGCGAGCGCGGAATAATAGTTTTGACTATCGTCTATTTTTTCTAGCGGATTACGCTGGTTGTACCATGTAACCATTAACCCAACACGCTTTTGCTGCTGATCTTTGGATTTAAACGTTTTTTCTAAAATTAAATCACCTCCTACCGCGACTGCCGCAGGCGATACCGCGCGCAGCATTTGCAACTGTACCTGCCCGGTGTGCACGTTTGGCCACATAACCAGACCAGCCTGCTCTATTAACTCATTAATAAGCTTGCGCACACCTTCCGGCTTTGCGATAACAGCGCTGTAATTCACGCCCGCGCTATCGGCCACTTCTGCTGCCCAGGCTGCGCTGGGTATATTGGCTGAAGTTAGATCGGTGTAGCCAGTGATAAGGTCTGCAACAATTAAATCGACGGTTTGCGGGCTGTATCTCAGCACCTGCTGAAACGCATCTTCATTCTGATGGTCTGCAGCCTCGGTGTTATACAGCCCGCGCTGAGTTAGCGTTACCGCATCACCTGTGCGCACGTAAGCAACAATTTCTTTACCCACCGTTGCCAACCCCTCCGCCGGGTATTCCGCATCACCCACACCCACAGGCGCCAGGGTCGCAGAGGTATCTACCGCAGTTATTGGCGCCACAAGGTAGCCATTGCTAACGCGAGGCGCTTGCGCTTTGTCGTCATCGAGTAGACGAAAATTGTCGACCACACTCAGCACAAACATACCACTGGAATCAGGGCCTTCGAAGTTATCCACAATCAAATGAAAAACTTCGAAATCTTCATATTTTTGATGTGCAAAACCCTGCTTAATACGCACCGCACGCCCCTTTAAATAAGGGTTGCGCGCACGAAACTTACCCCAATAGGTACCCTGCTCGCTGGCGCTGTAGGTGCGCTCGGCAAAGTATTTATCCAAACCCGCATCACTACCACGGTGGTTACGGAATTTAATTTTTGCCGAAAATCGCTCACCCAAGCTTTCTGCCGGTTTTATTTCCGGCGTGGTGATTTCCACCGACTCCAACGACGGTACAGCATCAACATCCGCTAGCAACGCCTCACTCGGCTTGGAGAATACGAGCGTTTTTGTGGTGGGTGAGAAATTGGCTTTGTCTTGACAGTCATCCTGCACGTTCCGCGTGTTCCAACATTTTGGACCGCCACTGGCGGTACAGGGTGCTACACCATAGGTGTTCGCACAGTAATTAATATCCAGCTCCACATATGTGAGCGCGTTATTTTCTGTCATAGCGCAACACTCTCTATTTGAGCGCTAAACTTTACCATGCCGTTATTGCGTGTGTTTTCCGGCACTATGTCTGCCGTTGTCCAACTGTAGCCACATTCGTCCGGGTACTGACCAGGGCGCCACGCCCAGAAAAAAGGCCGCGAGCGCGCATGCCGCACAAAAGCGTCCACCCAAACCCGATAAAATAACGGGCCAATATTTTCGAATTCTATTTTTGTTTGCAGCATGCCGCTGGTTACCACCTGCCCCAAATAGTGGCCGCTCTCACTACGGTTGGTTATTTTTTTGGTTACCCGACCATAGGTTATTGGCGTATGCCCCACGTACAGCTTACGCGGCACAATAAGCGCCCGACCTATGTACAGCACCGCAATTTGCATGCGCTCGGTTGCACCCGCAGCAGGCGTTAACACCAGCCGCCAATAGCGGCCCGCGAGAGGACTGAATTGATAAAAAATAGGGTTGTCATTTTGCGGCGACTGAGCTGCGAACACATCCGCCCAACCGCTGGAGTTATCGATTGATACATACCCATTTAAGTACGTTGCAAAATAATTAACCCCAGATGAGGACTGCAACTGCACAGACCCAGCAGGCGCAGACTGATTTGAGGTAAAGCGCAAGTTACCATTCTCTATCGCCGCCTGCGCACCCACCAACTGACCATTGATATCGGCAATTAATGCACTGTAAGTAAGCCCGCTTGTGGACGGATAATTCAGGGTTACCACTTGGTAAGCGCCGCCGTCCACGCTAATTAAAAATTCGAAAATCCCATTGATTGTGGAGATTGCCACGCTCGCGCCGGTTTTGTTTCCGCCAACATCAACCTCCTGAAAGTTTGCTATTCCACCACGGCTTTGCAGCTTGTAGCTGGCACCAAGGCTGCCCAGATTATGGCCCGCGATACCAATGTAATCGCACCCGCCGAACTCTTCGGTGGAAAAATACAGGGTTTGCGCAGTTTGCTCCTGCCCGGCTGCCGTTTTCCATTTTTCTGCTGTGCTGGGCGTACCCAAGTTAAGCGCAGGGTGTAACGGGTCTTCATGGTCGGCCTGCAGCGTTCGCGGCAGCAGCAGGTTATTAAACCCAATGCGCGGGTTGTTTGCGCCTAGGCTACCGTATAGTGGCTCGCTATTGCCGTAGCTATCGTGCACGCTGGCGCCATCAGAAAAAAGCGAATACCAATCGACATCCGACTGAGTAAAACCCCCTTCGACCTCTGTTGGCAGCGCCGAAATATAAAACGCAGGTGCGATTGTAATCATGCCGCTAACACAACCTCCCCACCGTTGCGCTGATGTTCTAGCAGCATTTCCGCCATAGTTCGCGCGCTCATCATGCTCATGATTCCATCACCGCTAAGCCCCTCCACGGTGAGCACACCACCCGCAGGCGCCGCCGCAGGTTGCTGCGCGGGTGCCGACGATGCCGCAGCTCCACCCGCCCCCGAGGACAACGACCCAACGTTGCTGCCGCCATTAAATGAGGTACTGTTGATATCATTCACCGCCTTTAACCCGGTTGCAATCATTGCCCCTGCAGGCACCAAGCCCCAAGGGTATCCACCGGCATTTTTGAACGACTCAATCGCTGCTACCGCTGTACTCATACCCGTAACAGCTGCATCCATTTTCTTTTTCTTTTCAAATCGCTTTTTATCCTCTCCACCCATTAAATTATTAAAACTCTGGAACGCGCCAAGCATGGAATTCATGCGACGCGAGCGCTGTGCCTCCAGCATTTGCTGCGCACGTTCGGCCGCTTCTTCGCGTGATTTTTTCTTTTGAATATAGTCCGCATGGGCCATATCCTTTACAGACAAGTACTCCTGCTCGCTGGCAATTTTTTGCTGCTGCCACGCCTTTTCTATATCCGCCATTATTTGCTGGTGCTCACGCTCCAACGCCTGCTCGGTTTCGTACCGGCTTAAAATAGATTCGATTCGTGCGTCGAACCCATCGTCTTTTTCACCGTCGTTTGCAGCACCTCCTCGAAATATTTCTTCGTTCGCCTTTACCACTTCCGCCGCTGCTTGCTGGCTTTTTTCCGCAACAGAATTAAGAAACGCCTCGACTTTATCGCTCGGCATTTCTTGCATTGCCAAGTTATACAGCTCGGTACGCACCTCACCAACCCGTGTGCGGGCAGTATCACCAAGTGCATGCAACCCCTGCATAAACGCAGAATCACTGAGCGTGTCTACCTTGGCTATATCTACTTGAGGTATTTTGTTTAGGGCATCAATTATTAAATTAACCTTATCGATCTGCATATCAGCAAACTTAGTTACAGCTGTGGCAACCAATTCAAACACTGAAACAGCCGCAGCGCCGAACCCAGTAGCCACAAGCTCAACCGCTTTAAATGCAGACTGCAAACCACGAACAAAATCAGCCAGCTTCGCACCTGCACGAATACCGGTAACTACCGCGCTTTCGATTTCATCACCAAACCCTCCAGACTCCCGCGCAGCCTCTGTAAATCGGTTAGCAACTTCTTCGATATATGGCGCCAACTTAACGGTTAAATCTTTAGCCGCACCATCAATAACTTGACGGGCCTTAAAAAAAGCATCGTTGGCCGCCTCTACTTGCGCGGCATCAATGCGCGACATCGTTACACCAAGACGATCAAGCTCTTTCGATGTTGGCTCGACACCCTCTTTGCGCAACTGAGTCAATACCTTCAACATTCGCACCCCATCGCGCCCGAAAAGATCAGACGCAATAGATGCTCGCATGCTTTGGTTTTCGATACCCACGAGCGCATTAGCCAACGTTTGTATTTGTTCGTCAGGCCGTAGGTTTATGATGTCTTTAATACTAACCCCAACATCCTCAAGGGCATCAGCAGACGCGCCACCCTTGCGCGACGCCTCACCAAGGCCGCGCTCCATCCTCTGCAAGCCTTTCGCCAGTTGCTCTGCGCTAACGCCGTTTAGCTCAGCGACATGATTTAGCGCCTGCAGCTTGCCAATATTGATACCAAGAGCATCCGCGGTCTTGGCGAGGTGATCAATAGACTTGGATTGAGCGGATACGATTGCAGCAGTGGTCGCAGCCATGGCCGAAGTAGCCACAGCACTGTATTTAGCAAAAGCAGCGGACCGCTGGACAACTTGACCACTAAACGATTTAAAGCGTTCAGAAGCGTTGCGCAAATCCTTGCGAAGCGTTTCTATGTCCGCACCAACACGAACAAGAATATTTGCATCTTCAGTCATTACTTTGCCTTCTGCTTTTCGTTGTATTCGCGTATACGTTGTTTTAATCGGTCCACATCGGACTTAGTCAGCGAACTATTACTGCGCTGCTGTGAGGCTAGATTTTCTTCAACAAACCACCAAATTTCATACGGCCACAACGCCCAAAATTCCGATGGAGGCATGCCCCCACCAACCACCATGCGCTGATATGCAGGCTTTACTATTCGGCCTTCGCCTTGCATTTCACTTTCGTCTTCACCGGCTTTTTTTTTGGAGATTTGCGCTCATTTTCTGTTTGTGGCGGGCATAGTTGCGAATACAGCGAATACAACGAATCCATTGCATCGCTGATTTTTCCGTTTGCTATATCCGTTGCAACCTCTCGCTGATTATGCGCAATACCGGAAAACTCCAATAGCCGACAATAAGCCAACGTAATAACCATTGAACGAAAACGCTCAAAATCGTTGACCTCAGTAAAAACCTTCATGAACTTTCCAAATGGCAAAATTTCCTCGACTGCCGCAGCGATACGCAAAACACGGCCAGGCTCGATAACGACTTCTACATCTCCGTATTTGACGGTTAATGATTGAAACTCGCTCATAGATTACACCGCCGCCGTATAGGTCCACTCGCCCGAACTCTGCAGGCTGATGGAGTAGGTTGCATCTTCATTTGTACCGCCCGTAAGCTCGAAAGTCGGCAGCAAAAAATCCCCCGTAATGGTGGCGCCACCGGGGAGAGTGATCGAGATATCTGTGAGCTTTTTCTCCCCGGTACCGAACGCCAAATCTTGAAACGTAGCGTCCACCAGTGTTCCCTCGCCAGAAATATCCAATGAGCGGACGCCAACGGCATCATCCAGCCCGCGAAAACCATTGTCGTCGTCGCTGGAAATATCGATGGCCTCGCCCGCGTAGCTAATTGTGCGCGCCTGCAAACCCGCAATTGCGGTACCCCCTTTTGCAATAACAATATCTATACCCTTACTCATAACACCCTCTCTTTTGCCTGCCAGGCAGTTACTCTGATTGTTTGTACTCCGTGACGGGTTTGACCGTCTGGATCCATGTGAGATGACGACTGCAACATATGAGTTGCATCTACCAACCACCCTGCAACGTCCAGTTGCGCCGCCTGCAACGCGGCGCGAATAGCGCCTTGCACACGCTTGCACTCGGCCCGCCCCTCCGCTCTGGACCATACGTGAATAGTGAGCGTCGCCTCGACGCCATAGTGCGTATCACAATCGTTGTTGGTTATTACATCCTCACCAATTGTGACGTACGGGAACGCCACTGCAGGCTCTCCCCGCTCATTCTGCGGCACATGGTCATAAACACCGGAGACCATCGCCAAAAGGGCAGCCTGCGCCTGCATATAGCGATACACCGCCGCTTGCAACTCAAACTCCATTACGCTTTACCCGCTTTTTTCATTTTTCGTTTGGCCATTGCAGCGAGCTTTTGCACAAACTGCTCTGTATAAATGCCCCGCAAATTAGGGCGCATTGCGTCTAAAGAGGGCTGCAAAAACGGGTGCGCCGCTGCATCCTGCGTTCCGTGCTCCACAAAACGCCAATAAAATCCGTCATATTTTTCTTTTTTACCTGACCGCACATAGACAATGGAAACAGGCGCATCCGGTGGCGACTTTTGACGCTTAGCGGCAACCGCTTTTTTAAGCACCCCTGCGCGCTTTGGTGCAGCCTTACGCACCTCTTTCGCCAGCTCTGCCGCCACACCCTGGTTAACCGCGCGAGCCAGGTTGCGGGCATCTTTCGGAATTAACTGGTTAAACAACTTAACAATGTCGTCAATGCCTTCAACAACAACACCCTGCGCTTTTTTCCTGCTCACTTCGGCAGCCCTTTTTCGCCGTCCATAACCAGGTAGAGATCTCGAGGGCCGCGCTCACGTACATTGGTTATCGCAATTGTTTGCCCAGCCCATTCAATCCAACAGGATTCATCTATATCGTTGCGATAGCGAATCACAATAAAATATTTGAGATGCGCCTCTGTTTGCACAAATTGAGTTTTTTCGCCGCCACTTAGTGGGCGTATTTTCGCCCAGGTTTTACAAATAAGCTTTTCTGTATTGGTGTAGCCGCCAGCACCATCTTGGGTGCGGAATTTTCTTTTTATCCTTACCTGCTTGTCTAACTCCCCCACCTCAAACATTAGTAAAACTCCGTGATAATTTCTGCCCCCAAAAGCGCGCGTATCACGTCTGTATTTACCTGCTCTTTTCGCTGCTCAAGCTGCAGCGCGGCAATATAATTTGCCATTTTTATATGCTGAGGAACGACACTTGGCGACTCGTAGCCGACCAAATAGGTGATCTTTATAGCGTCTCTACGCGGGTATACCGTGGGCCATTCCTCCCCTTCGCAAACATCCAAATATGCGTAAATACCCGAAAAATCCAGGCTGTAAGTTGACTGAGGCAAAACCGACAGAACGTTGTTCTCATCAAAATATTCCACGCTCTGAACGGCTGCGCATGGGGTTTTTGGTAGCCGCACACGCTCTGTAAAACAACGCAACTCCAGGCACCAGGTTTGCCGCATAAAGCTGCGACGGGCGATGTTTTCCAGTAGCGACAAACCGGCCATTACAAACTGACCGCTAAGCTCAAACTCCTCACCAAATTCTTTTCGCGCATAGCCGTAAAACTCCTCTACGGTTATCGCCGCCTCTGTATGCGGTTGTATTAACAGACTGCGCTCCATGACATCTCCATATAAAAAAGGCCCCAATTGGGGCCAAGCAGTGCGACGTTAAATTTAAACGATTTGATCGATGGTAGTACCCGTTGGCACTGGGTCTTGCCGACAATCAGTTGCCAACACCAGGGCAGCTACATCACTGGCCGCCCCTGCAACAGTGAGCGACAACCGAAAATGCGTGTAACGCTCTGTAACGTCTAACGCATCTGCGCGGCAATTGATAATGGCTTGACTATCACTTTGATTGGTTCCGCCTTGCGTCATATCCGCGATAGCCTTACCTTCGATATCTTTTGCACCGGTACCCGTTGCGTCTTGCGCCTGCTCCAGCTTGGCTGAAACCGTTGCGCCGGAACCGAGCTGCCCCAACATGATCACAAACATGGCGTTAACGTAATCCTGAAACGGGATCCAGGGCGTGGACACGGTGCCAGGTGCCATTGCATCTGGGTCGATGGCACCAAGCAAAGCGATTTTATCGCTGGGTAAAATATTGCTGTTCATATCGTTTCCTTTAGGCAATAAAAAAGGGCGTATAAACACCCCTAATTGTGTTTACTTCTTTTTGTTACGCCCGCGCAGTTACGCCCGCGCAGCTAGCGTAACGAAATGACTACGAGTGTTGGTGCCGTGCTTCGGCGATACTGGTCTTGAAAGAAAGGGCTGACCGCCCACCCGGAAAGTCCATTTAAAACACTGTTTGTCGTAGTCGAACAACAAGTGCATTGAGGAACTGTATTTAACACCACGACGCATCGGCATGTAGTAGCCCATTGGCTCCACAAAATTAAGGTCCCCTTCCTCGCCCAAAGTGCTACACAAATCGGAAAACTGAATAGGACGCCCCATTAAAAAACCACCAGGCGCACCGGCAATACCTGAATTATTAGGCGCCCACGCAGGCGAATCGTCCTCGTATTTCAGCCTCATAAGTTGGGGAAAAATATCCTGGTTGGCGAGCCAAATAGATCGACTCGGGGATAAACTACGTATATACATTTTCGTCACATTATCGAAAACTATTGTGTTACTTTCCTGACCACCTTCTTTCGCTACTTGGATTTTCGATTTTGACTTCATAAAACCCAATGGCATACCTACCCCGCTTCCCTCGTAAATAGCCTCATTAACCTTCCACTTAATAGCCTGCGACGACCCTACAGTTAGGCGCGAATTTAAACGCGGCGCATCTTCAAGAAGTTCTTCCGACGCTTCAACAAACGCGTGAACCTTCTGGACGTCACAATTTGCGCCCTCGGTCTCCAGTTTTGACCGCTTCAACTTGCTGGCTTCAGCACCCCAATAGGCTTGTATACCCATCCCCCCCCAGGGCGTGGCTTCATCTTTGAGCATCCGAACACTGTTGGACGATGTTGGCTCTGAGTCGACCATACTCATAAGATCCGGCTCGCCCTCGAACATTAATGTGAAAATCTTTCGGCTAATGGCCTGCGGAACCATGTATCCATCCGTTGAGCCAGTCTCGCGATGCACACCGTCCGCCCCCAACACCTGCAGACGGGGATCGCGATCCCCACCAACGCCAACGCGATACACGCTCGAAGCAAATTCCGCTAAATCTTCAAAGCCATTGCTATCATCATCCTGCCGAGGTCGCGCAGGCGCTGCGGGCGAGGTTTTACGACCAGCTCCAGAAGCGGCTTGATCTTCTGAATATTTCGCTGCGCGGCCTTTTCTTTCAATTTGCCGATCAAGTTCTTTAATGCTTGCTTCCAGCGCATCAAAGGCTGCTGCGGTTTCTTCGCTCATAGACTCTGGATTCTCTTCCAGAATCGTATTCATTTCGGCAACCTTCACTTTTTTCGCCGCCAATAATTCTTCGATTGTCATTTTACCCGTCCTTTATTAATTTAAAAAAATGTGTTTTTCGACTAAGCGAAATAAACTAGCGACTACGCACTAGCAAGTTGCAAAACACGCAGCCTGTCGGCCCGTGTACGCCTGCGATTACTCGCCTGCTCGTTAACGCTGAGCTCTGCAAGTGTTTGCGAGAGAGTTTGCTCACCATCAATAAGACCGCTTTCTACGGATTCAGTCGCAAAATACACACGACCATCCGCAAGCTTTTCTATTGATTTTCGGTCCATATTCCGGCCGACTTCGATTGCGCTAACGAACATCTCAAAGTAGCCATCCACAATTTTCTGGAATTGAGCAATTTGGCTATCGGTAATTCTTGTACCGGGCAAGCCCGCACTTTTGTGCTCGCCGGTATCGACTGGCACCGCCTTTACACCGGCTTTTTCGTACAACCCGGAATAGTCGTAAAGGGCTATTCTGGTACCAATGGATCCAACCAGGTTGCCGGGCGCAGCGTAGATTTTTGATGCCTGCGCAGCAACGTAGTAACCGGCGCTTGCTAACAGCCCATCCACTTGCACAATTACCGGTTTTTTACTTTTCACTGCGCGCGCAGTGCCTGCTAGCTCCTCCAGACCGTCCACGCTACCGCCAGGGGTATCCATCAACCAGACAATAGCGTCAACATCTGGATCCACCGCTGCAGACTGCAGCGCCGCCTGCGTTTCCCTCGTGCCTGCAATTCCGTATTTAGCCATCCAACCGGCGCTTTTGATCATAGGCCCCACTGTGCGCACTAGCGCACTGCGGCCAACACGCTGAACAGGCAGCCCCATGCGCGCAGCATCATCCACTGTACCGGCCGCAACAGGCGGCACGATTTCGGCGTTTTCCGGTATGTTGGCTAGCGCGGTTGCTATAATTTTGTCCAATGCCGCCTGCGCACTGGGGTAAATCATCCACAAGGATGAAAAAATATTATTTAGCATTGAGCGTCTCCCCGAGCCTCATTAATAAATCACGCGATAATTTTTGCGGCCTGCTGGCCTCCCACGCACTCATAACAGCGTTTAGACTGCCGCAGGCGATGGCGTTTTTAATTTGATCTGCTGCGGTAGCACACCAATCCCCAAAAAACACCTGTAGAGACGGCTCAATTTTGCTGGCGTCCCACTCCATTTGCTCGCAGAGCACAGCGCTACAGCGGTAAAAACCACTCGCACAAGCGCGAGCGTGCTCGATATAAAAACCTGCGATTTCGTTATCGCTGGTTTTTTCGTTGTATTTTTTAACGCGCGATATTTCGATTTTGCAAAATCGTGACGCCACTTCGTCAAAAAGGGCAGACATACTGCTGCCATGCGATGCATCACTTGCTCGCCGTCCTTTTTCGCTATTGGCAACTCCACCAGTGAGCATGCGCTCCACCGTTGTCATATTCGCTGGCAAAATACGCATACCGCCCGCCTCACCGCCAATGGTTGGCATGTCCTCATACTCAAGCACATCGTCAATGGTAAACACGCCGAGCTCACGCATGGTTTTGTACCACTCGCGGCGAGCTGCAGTATCACCACGGAGCAAACCCATCACATTAATTTTTGTGTAATACCGACCGGCATCCGGGCCGTCCAGCAAACGAAAATCCGCCTCTGCCTCTGCTCGACGCGTCCAGGGCATAATCGCATCAGTCACAAATTCAATATTTTGCGATTCTATGTTGTTGTGCGTTGTTCGCTCCAGCTCCGCCAGCTTGTGCGGCGGTACCCGGAACCAGCGGCACATGTCGAGCGCGGAGAGTTTGCGGCTTTCGACGAATTGCGAATCTGCTGGCGGCAAGCCGAGCGTTTTAACGTCCAAACCTGCATCCAAATATTCAACCTTGTTGCCATTTTTCGGACCCTTATTGTTTTCGTTCCAGGTTTTTTTTAGATTCTTGACACCGGCCTCATTGAGCTTCGCCCGGCCATCTTTGTCCATTATTACCAGGCCAGGTATGGCCCCATTACCATACCAAGATCCGCCGTACGCCTCGGCAGCCAACCCCAGCGAAATTGACTCCCGCGCATACTGAATAACTGAATAGCCGTTAATCCCATCGCGGGAAGGGCCGCGCACATGGAAGACATCTTCAGCACCCAGGGTAACGGACGTCGAACCAGTGCTAACAACATGCACTAACCGCCCCTTACTATCCCTATCGCGCTCCGCTTTCGACGGATCTATTGGCCACAGGGCGACCGTTTGCCCAGCCCCATTACGCTCTCGCTCCGCCGTAAAATTCCCCCACCCCATGGCGTGCTGTAACATGAGCTCTTTAAAAACAAACGCGTTGTGTTCTTCGTTCGGCTTGCGGTGTAGCACGCGATCCAGCGAGTGATCACTGTATGGGACGCGCGGGTTTTGTCCGTCGTAAACACGCCATGGCAAATAGGCGATAGTTTCAGAAATAATTTTCATGCAGGCCCAAAAGGCCGAGTACGTGAAAGCGGTTTCATCGTCGACCTTCATTCCCGCTGCCGGCATGCGGAAGAAATTTAAGCCGCTAACATAGGGTTTTTCTTGCGCGACAGATCGCGCACCAAATCCAAAAAACATTAATTACGGCCCCGCGCCAGAATAATACTCACAACCAACAATAAAATGCCTGTCTCAATGCAAAGCCACGGCAGTCCACATAATAAAAATACACCCGCACCTAATGACGACGCACCCGCGACCAATAAAAATTCCGGTAGATATTTCATAGTTCTGTCTCGTTGTAAATGGATGACATGTTATCAAGATCATCCATAGTCGCCATTGCTGTTGCCATAATTAACGCAACCGCGGGGTCTATTTTTTCGGACACTTGCGATTTGTCCGGTTTAACGTTCGCAGCAGGATCCAGTTTCACAACTACGTTAGATACAGCCCACGTTAATAGTGGGTCACAGTGCTGCACTTCTTTCGCCAACACTTGACGCATCAGCTCCTTCGTGGGTGCACTCATGGATGCAAAGCCCTGTCCGAATTGCACCATGGGTATTTCGTCTGCAATCAAACGCTGCGTAAGCTGCGATGAGTTCCACCGGTCGAATGCTATCGCACGCACATCAAAAACCTCGCACGCTCGACGTATATCACGCTCGATAAAATCCTGATCAACAACCTCACCCGGCAGAACAATCAAGTGCCCACTGGATTTAAATTTTTCGAGCGTTGGATCACCATCCGTGAGCCTACGTTCAAGCGCAGCTTCCGGCAGATAAGACCGGTGCAGTACACGCCAATTGCGCTCATCTTCGCCCCACCTAAAAACCAGCACAAACGAGCACAGGTCTTCTACGCTCGCTATATCCAGCCCGCCGTAACACTCCAGTCCATCAAACAAACCGAGATCGCCATCCTCCTGCCACGGAGATAACGAATCATACTCAACCGCGCAATCGTTCCATTTTTCCATGCGCATCCACGCACAGACACCATAGGTCCACACGTTAAGTCGCTTGGTGAGGAATTCTACTTTCTGATCCGGGATTTCTTTGGCTTCGCGCGCTTGCTCGCGCAACTGCTCAATTTTTACGGATACACCCAGATTAGGATTTGCTTTTGCCCACTCGCTTTCATCTTCCCAATTTTCGGGATCATCCAGCGTGTAGATAATGCAAAAGAGCGCATCGTCATCGATAACACCCTCCAGCACTTTGATAGCGTATTTACGCTGCTCGTAGCAAAAGCACTTGCGGTCAAAACCCGCCGTTGTAATCGCACGCATAATCGGCTGCCGACGCGCGCCAGTGCCCGAGCGCACTACGTTGTAAATACCACCATCCTGATGCGCATGCAGCTCATCCATCAAACCCGCATGTACGTTAAATCCGTCCATGCGCTTACTGTCTTTCGACAGCGGCAAAAACTTAGACCGTCCAGACCGGCCTTTTATCTTGTGCGTTTCGGCAATGAGGCGAGCACTAAGCGTCGAGTCCTGATTCACCATTTCCCGCGCGCCGTCAAAAATTTCGCGCGCTTGGTCGCGCTTGGTCGCAGCGCTATACACCTGCGCACCAGGCTCATTGTCCGCAGTTAAATAGTACAGACCGCCAGCCGCTATCCGCAGAGTTTTACCGTTCTTTCGTGCAACCTCTTCGTAAACCCGCCTAAAGCGCCGGGTACCGTCTTCGATTTTTAGCCAACCATGTATGTTGGCCTCCACAAAGCATTGCCAGGGCTCAAACGTAATAGCCTGACCAGCCCACTCACCCTCGGAGTGTCGGCAATATTTCGCGACGAAATTAAAATATCGAACCGCTGAGCCTTCATCAAAATAGAAGCCTCGGCTATGCGCATTTTCGAGGTCATCAAACCAACGCTTTACCGCAAGCTTGACCAGCTCGCACGCAACAACATTGCCATCACGCACATCAACAGCGTACTGCGCACCCCATTGCAGCCATTCATGGCCAACCGACGCGTACGGCATTACAGATCAAGTTGACCCTGGTTCGGGTTCTCCAGCTTGATCGATTGTCTAGCCCTCGGGTTTAAAAACAGTCGGTTTTCCAACTTATCGAGCCTGCTAGCATGCCGCTCACGCGCAACAGCCCACGGTGCAAGCTGCTCGTAATTATTCGGAGTTTTTTGGTATTCGCCTTTTGCAGCACAATCGCGCTGCGCATACACGTAATGCTCATATGTCTCACAGTAAACACGCAGCACCGACAGATCGACTTGCGTGATAAGACCAGCGCTCTCTAGCTGCTTGCCAATAAAATACCAGTGGTTTTTGGCAATTTGTCCGAGCTCCGCAGGCATCGGCGGCATTTTTGACGTGAGCCCCTGAAATAATTCCGCCGCCTCACTACCCTGCTCTGTAGACTGCTGTGACTTACGATGCAAATCCAGGGGCACCACTGATATTGCCTTTGCGCCGTAATCAATACTCATCACCATCCCCAAAATAAAAAGGGAGCTAAAAAGCCCCCTATCGAATTTAACCCCCCCCTCAAAAAAACAACTCGCGCGAAAATAAGGTTACCCCTTCGGTCTCCAGCGATCTAGATGGAAACTTTTGACCCGCCCCTCCCTCTCGCAGACTCAGCCTTTGTTTTATCGTTTGAGCACTCCCTACACAACGTTTGCAAATTATCCTCATCATCAGTGCCACCCTCAGACAGCGGCACCTTATGATCACAAATACCAGCGTCATCACCATGCAGCGTTACAGCAACCAAAGCGCCACGCTCCAAATGTTTTTGACACAAATATTTATCGCGCTCAAACACCGCCTTGCGCTTGCGCTCCCATGGTCTACCACCACGCCCAGACCTGCTGCGCTTACGCTGAGACCAATTATGCTTTGGCTTAGCCGCACACTCACCAGCATGCACACACTTACATCGCGCACAGAAGTACGGCGGTTTAGCAGCCATCAACCGCACACCTTTACCGGAGTTAAATTACGATGACACTTACTATTAAATACAATGCCGTGCTGATAAACAGCGTTATAGCCAACTATATGTAAATCATGCAGAGCAGGCTTAACATTAGTCACCATACCAACACGCAACCGCAACTCACTGGTACCCACAATAAAACATTGCGCAGGCGTGACCACCGTTGAATACACCTCATCAAATAGCGTGACACGCACGTCAGTAAAATTGCGCAAACCGTTAACCGCAAACGGTCCATCAAAATCAAACAGAATAATTACTGGATTATCCGCGCCTTTTACTATTACCTGACTGTTACGCATTAACAGCCACGCTCACAAGACCTGCCGCATTTACCGTCCACACCAGACCGGCTCGCACGTCGTAGGGCGTTGTGCCATCCTGGGTTATATCCCACGCGCACAACACATCTTTGTTTGCCGACGTATCGTTGTACACGACGAGACAGCATGCGTTTTGCGGATTACCACTATCCGCAGCAATACTAAAATCGTCGCCGTCCAGCGCGACCGAATCCGCACCCTGCACCCAATCCGTATTTGCGATTGTCGTACCGCTCACGTATGCACCAGCGCTCCCTATTACCGACAAATCAGATACGCGCATTTGCGATGCGTGCGCGTCCAGCGACGAATATGTATTACTGACTAACGCGTACTTAAATATATTAGTTGAGTGATCGTACAACCCCAACCCCTTACCATACTCGTACGCCAAAAACCGCTTTGCATCCAAATAAGCCACAAATAACCCCCCAAACCGTTACGCGTAGCGCAACTCAAAATTGCCGATTAATACAACATCCACCGGCCCCACCAACGGCCGCAGTCCACGCGCACTGGAACGACCAACACTCGCGTTTAATTGCCGCACCACAACTGGTTTTAACCCGACGCTGAGCGCACGCGATACTTTTGCTTGCAGCGCATTACTGACTGATGGACGCAAGCCAAGCGCGCGCGACACACCCACACCAGCAACACCTGCCACCGACACAGAGGGCGCCAACCCAACCGAGCGCGAACTACCCAACGCCGCCGAATAATCCGAAGCATCGAGCGTAAAAGATGCAGGCCATGCTGCCTCGCCAGCCCGCCGCACTTTGCTATAAATAGCGAAACTGCCGTTATTCAAAAACAGCCCGGAATCTGGAAAAAAAACAACATCACCGAGGGCGTAGGCATACACCTCATCACCCGGCAAAACCGGGTCGTTGGACCAAATACCGTCCGCATCGACCTGCTGAACAACACCCGCCCACGCATTAAGCTGCGCGGCAGAAACACCGGGTAAACTAAACGTACTCTCAGCGCCCACCGAATCCCGCACAGTCACCGTAATTGCGCGGTTATACCACAGCGAGCGATCACCAAAACTTGTGAGTTCAGGCGCGGTAGCGAGCGCTATGCCACCGCTTTGCGAATCTATTGCCAGCGGCCCAGCACCGCCAAAATCCACAATCGCAATAGCGCCCGAATTATCGCTATACGCAAAACTAAACTGCTGACCAACAGATACAGGAGCAGCCGTAATAGCCGCAACAGCAAAACCTGCATTTGCATTACCGAGCGATGCCGCGCTCCAATATTCTGCAGTTTGCTCACTCGCGATCCAAGCATCAACGCTTGGCGCAGGAGTGTAATCGAGCGATGACGCGCTCCAAAAAACCGCATTTTGCTCACTCGCAATCCAACTCATTTATTTACGCGTCCAGGTCCACTAAAGACACACTGAATGGCTGCATTTTGCCATTTGGGTAACGCAACATTCCGTGCAGCGTATCCCCTAAATCCAAAACGCCAGGCGCACATGCATACTCGATAGACGTATCTACAGCTACATCATTAACCACCTGCAGTGCGTCACCATCCCACGCATCGCGAAATACCGCATCTACACCAGTTAAACCAGTGATAACCGTGCCATCGGCATAACGCACCTCTGGAGCAGACCTAAACCCTACACGCAGCGTAGAAAACGACGCGCTAACAACATTGCTGTAGTCTCCCGCATCATCCTTGTCCTGCACAACGTGTGCGTAATAGCTCGTATTTATCGCCAGCCCACTCAACGCCAGCGCATTAGCGCCAACAACGGGACTCAATTCCAAGTCCGCAGCAACCGCTGCGGCTCCAGACTCATCCTGCCCTAACGCAATCTGTGCGGCGCTTGGCGGCGTAGCAGACGACGTGCACACACAAAACAGCGTTCCCGCCGCCGTATCACTACTAATAAAAAAACCGGCCGATTTACCCAATACACCACTAACCACCACATTGCTTAACGTATTAGCGGGAGCCGGGGACCCACCTAAAAGCGGCGCATTTGCCTCACCCTCTGCCGTGCCCGCAGGCACGCGAGAATGATCAACAACCTGCCCACTCTCCACAACGTGACCACCCAAATAGCCTGACCCCGTCAGCGACGCTCGAAGATTTGCGACTTTGCCACTTTGCCACCCGGTTACGCCGTCGCCGTTTGGCACCAAGCCTGCAGAAAAATCGGCAACATCTTGCACCGAAACTGTCTCGAATCCTGAGCACAAATCCCTGATGTAAAAATCCTTGCCATCTTCCTGATAGCAATTAATTTCTACCTCCATCATTCCCTCGTAAATTGCTGCCCCGACCGGAAGATCGAACCATGCATCTTGCACGAGGATGCCATCGATATAACATGCGCACTGTCCGTTAGTACCCAGTGACGGATCAAATACGAAAACAAAATCAAGCTCAGTTAGAGCCTGGTCTAACACAACGTCAGTAAACACCTGTACTGACCCGAGTGTTGTGTTGAAATAATTCCGCACCTTTCCGTCGTACATGGGGACGACAGAAAACAGTTTATTATTGCCTGCTCTTACAACAAGAGCAGCGCTTACGTTTAAGTAATTTTCTCCCTCTGTCGGCCGCGCGAGACTCAGTCGCGCAGCAACGTAATAGGGATTTGCAGCGGATACTGCGTTAGTTGTATTAATCTCGATTGTTGACAGCTGTGCGCTGCCAGGAATTAACGCCATTTTAATTACCACTCCCCGGCGCACCGACCGAAAATGATGGACGAATGTAGCGGGGCGGGCGCCCCTCGTCAGTCGGCCACCGCATCAGTGCGGCCGAGGAAATAAACGCAGATGTGCCAGCATCTGACAAGCCTTCATAAACTGCCGATGTCGCGGACGTTGGCAAGTTGTATTCTGGCGGTACATTATTTTGCACCGCGTATATATATTTGCCGCTCATACCCATCATCGCTACCTGTGCCGCCACCGTTGCAGGATCTGTTAAATACGTATTTTCAAAAAATCCGCTATATAAATGAAATTTGTCCATGCCGTTAAATTGCCCCGCAACAGAACGCGGATCTTGATCGTGATCATTAATATAATTTAACGCCACAACCGCATAACGCGGAATATAGTCACCAACAGACCACGGCTTATCTGGATTGCTAGGGCTCGGAATACCCTCATTTCGACGCATACCCCCGCTTGCGAAATCCTCGGGGTCCATATCTTTTTCATGCAACGTTTTTTCTTCTTCTGAAGAAGTCCCTGTCGTACGCAGAGTTACTTTAGCTTTAGCGCCAGACCCACCTACATGCGATCCACGCACCCAAGAGTGCGAAATCACCAAACCCCAACTTCCCATTTGCCGAATATTATGCTCGCGGGACGTACCCATCTCTACGCCGCTTATTACACAATTAACACAACTTGAACCATGAAACGCACCCACATTAATCGTAGGCAATGCGTTACCAATGATATTGCCGTTGGCATCCAGCGTTAACAAATCCAGCGACGACTTAACAACACTGTCTGTAATATGTATCGATGCGGGGTAAGGTACATTATTGCAGTCCAAATTATTCAGCGGCAGCTCAGCTACACAGCGAGATGCCTGCCCGGTAAATTTGACCGAACCATAACCATCCAACGGCGGTATAACAGTGGGCTCATCGGCACCTGGCAACAGCATAGATCGCGGGTACGACCAATCCAGATCATTGTTGTGAAAATTAATAATTGTGCCGGACTCCGGCCCCCCTATCGTACCCACAAACAAATTAGTCACTGTAACGTTATACGCCCAGCCCTGCGTCAGCTCCCCCGCCGCATTTTTTGCGATCATCGGAAGCCCCAACGCCTCCGAATTTTTATCGATAGAATCAGATCCAATAATCACATACGGCACAAACGGATTTGGCCCATCCCCGTATCGATCAATCGTTATATTTTTAGATGCGTGATTCGTTTTAATATAACCGTGCATTTCGCCCGCATGTAGCAAAACGCGCTTACCGTCGTACTCGCCCTGCGCCGGTACCGCCACCCGCTGCACAGCCCCATCCGGGCAATCATCAAACTGGCCTGCCGGGCTCACACAAATTGTATTTGCCGCCGAATAAAAATCGGCCTGCGCCATAATTTTAATTTTTAAAAACGTATCGTCGTGCACACCCGACGCATTTTGTGCACGCAAGCCAACATTAAAAACACACAATCCATCCTGCGCCGACCAATTCGGGTCCGTAGCACCATGGCAATAAAACGTATGCACAGCACGCGGCGCATACGACTCCTGAAAACCTTGGCTATAGCCCGGAATGCTTGATATCGGCACACCCTCATATGCCGCCACCGCCGCCAGCGCAGCCCAGTTGCCGGAATCAACATCACCGAAGCCGAAGTGGAACTTCATCGCTCCAGAATATGCCACCGCTTTCTGATCAGTGTCCCCCGCCGGCGTTGCGCATGTGCTGCACGTACTGTCGTCAGCAATAAACATGATCGTCTCAGGGGAGACACCCGGAATCGTTACCCCCCTAGACGCAACCCGCAGCGCAGCATGCACACCCGCAGGCACAGCGCCACCAGAACTACTTGAACTAGAACTCGAACCCGAGCCAGGGCACTTGCGTGCGCGGTAGGATTTACCGTTAACAACGCAGGTTTCCATGCGCTGCGCGCGGGCGTGGACAGCGCCCGTTGTTTCCACAGCTGGCGCGAGCTCGCAGCAGCTTGCCGCCAATACGCTGCACAACAACAAAAAACGACGTATAAAAATCACGCATCCACCTCCAACCGAGCCAGCTCTTTTTGCAGCAACTGCATCTGCAGCGCGTGCAATTCCTCATCGTTTTTAATTTGCAGGCTAGTTCGGCGCTTCGTTAAAAGAAACGTCGCAACGCTAACAGCAACCGTAACCAAGCCAACAACAAACGTACTCACCCCGGCCCAATCCACAACTGCCAACCCACCACCTACCCAACTCACCACCTCGTTACCGCTAACAGTTGCGCCTACTGCCGCACTTACCGCAGATACGCCCTTGTTAACCGTCTCAGGCATGCGTAGCGCAAGGCTATCGATGAGAGGTGTCATAGTGTTTGCCATAAAATTAAAAAAAATAAAAATCAGAAAATAAAAAAGCCCGGCACTTGCGTAACCGGGCTTACTCGAGGAAGGAACTACTCATGCTGTAAATCACAAACTGCATCGTCAACTACAGCAGCCTGCATGAAAAATACTATGCGATGCGCGCAGGCTAAGCAACCAGTTTTTTCATTAATTTTTTTGTATTACCCAAAATTAACCCGCGCATAACAAACGCGCGCCCCACTTCCATCAACACCGGAACCCGATCGCGCCCCACACCCAACTGCTCAGCAATAACAATTTTTGTTTTGCTCATGCGGTAATACAAATCGCACGCCTGGTACGCCTGCGCGTCATAGCGCTTAAGCGCCTGCATCTCGCACATAATCGCCATCGCGACATCATCGCTTATCTGCGCAACCGCAGGCCGACTACCGGGCAGCACTGATGAAAAAACACGAGAGCGCCCCTGCAATTGCGCCATTCCGCCGTCTTGCCACATCCACCGGCCCCACTCTGTCATCAAAAATTCAGATTTATGATTTACGTGCATTCTCGCCTCCAGTTAACCTGCCTGCTTTTGCATTCTGTAATAGTTTTCCAGATCCGCGAGATAATCTGGGTGGCCAGAATAAACCCCGCGATTAAACCAATTCATAAAATACACATCCCAGTTTTCCGAAAGGGTTCCCAACTCCATTGCATTCATCCGAAAAAATAACGCTCGCCGCTCTACAAAGCCGTAGGGCACGCGGTGCTTGACCGACAACGCACCCACCAGCTCTTCAGACGGCCGCCAACCCTCACTAACACAAACTCCACTTTGCTCATGACGAATAATTCCACCATCCTGAAAATCAGGGTTATAAAACTCAGTTTCGTTGCCGCCAGATATAGTTTTATTTTTATTATTATTTATATTAACCAGTGATAGTTCGCTCCTAAGATCGCTCCCTTGTTCGAAGCTATTGTTCGCTCCAGCCGACAGACAAACACCATCACCAACAACTATATTCTTATAATTCAACGTGTTACCAACACCGGTGTAGCCCCACATATTGTTCTCTCCCTCTGCTCGCTCCTTTGCGCTCTCCTTTGTTCGCTCCTCCTGAGCACGGAGTTCGGCAGCGCGCGCCGCGACCGGAAAATAAAAACGCATCGGCGATGTGCGTTTTTGCTTTGGCAGGTACGCGAGCAACTCCAACCCCACCAACACATCAATCTGCCTACGCACAAAATGCCGACTCCGGTTTTTTTCGGAGTTATGCGAGCCAGGCTTGGGAGCCCGATAGAGCAGGTTTCGTAAAAAATCCTCACTCACCAAACTTTTTTCAGTATCTCCCACTGTAAACGTGCCGTAATCCATACGCCGCCGAAATCCGCTCACATACAACAACTGCGCATATGGATAACCATCCTCATAAAGCTGCTCAAAAATCTCCAACTCCTGATCAAAAAGCAAAATAGGCATTAAAACGTAACCGCTATATTCAGCACTGCCGCAGCACCCCAATACACGGCTTTTTTATATTCACCCGCGCACAAGCACACAAGCGCGGCCCCGAGCATTAAAACGATAATCACGAGCGGCAACACCGCCTCAACATTGTCTGGCACTCTTACGCTCCCGCTGCAACACAACGTTGCACACCAACGCAACCGCGCAATACGCACTGTTGCAGTTAATCAACCACACCAACAACTATGCAACACGCCGATACAGCGCGCGTTTTTCGTATTCCAAAAACGCCCTTCCGCGCTTAGTTAGGCGCACCGGCTCGTGGGCGTAACCGCCCAGAACCAAACCACCGGCCTGCAAAATATCGAACAGCGGTTGCGCAATGCGATACCCCCGACAGCGCATATCCAGGCCATCCCGCAATAAACGCCTGCGGCCCTCCGCCGTTTTCGCTGCCCCGCCAAAACCACCCGCGCCGCGAAATAGCCGCGTAATTTCGTTATCACTAAGCACCATACAAGCACTCCTGCGCCGCAAAAAAAATCAATCCACCGAATCTTTGGGGATATCCCCATCCCAGGAACAAACACTCACTAACTGGCTATCACCACCACCAAAATCCACATTACCCAGGAACCAGATCTACATTCCAGTTACGGCAAAATAGCCGCGCCCACCATCTGCGGAAACCATGATTACCCGCAACTGAAATACACCACCATCCATTTCGACAAACTCAATTTCCTTGATTGCAAGCCCGCGAAACACGTCCAAATTTTTATTCACCATCGATCCTCTCCCGAGCTATTTTTCTCGCATTTAACGCTCTTTAACAACACCCAGCCGCACCACAGGCGGCAAGCTAAAAACCTCGCGTGCACGGGCTTGCAAAATTTCCACATCACCAACATCCGCTGAAGCACTCACCCGCTGCCGCAGCGCCTCCAATTCCAAATCCGTGTACCGCACAAACACCACATCACAACACTGCTCACCCTGCGCCATATGCGCCCCTCGCTGTTTAGACTGTCGGTTGCGTTATCTTTTTTGGGGTTTTATACCCGTGCAGATAACATTATCTACGCTGCGTTTTTATTGTTTTTATTGTTTTTTGTCGTTGTTTTATTTTTTGCGTGGCGGGCCTCGATTTCGGCAACAAGCGCGCAATAGCGCACGTACAAAGCCTGCTCATCAGCGGTTGCCCGCTCCAATATTTTGCGCAGCACCGGTGCGCGCTGGTCGTAACCCAACTCGCTACACAGCACATCCAGCGCAGCTGCTTCGTAGGCATTGAGCCGGTAGCCGACCACAACAGCTTTAACCTTTAACGGGTCTTTGTATGCCATATGTTTACATCTCCGTTTTATGCGGCCTGCCCGTCCAGGGGCTGGTCGTTCGATGGTTTTCGTTTACCAGTGCCACGCCGGGCCCTGCTCGCATCCATCACTTCCGACAAAGTGCAAACTCCACCACGAGCCTGCACCATTTCAACAATTTTGATGGCGTAGCTGGTTTCCCCGGTGTAGTCCGTGCGGGGCAAACCATTGCGAGCCCATTTCTGGACCGCTTGGTAAGTGACCCCGCACGCTTTACCCACTTCCACTGGGCCACCGGCACGACTAATAATTTGCTCAATAGATATTTTCATGCAGTCAAACTAACACAACTTTTAGTTGTATTTCAACTTTTGGTTGTATCACAACTTACAACTGTAAGTTATCGGCTTTGACTCTAAAATTTAATCAAAATGATTTGAGCTATAAGAATGAACTCGACAGGAACAACTAAGAGCAAAGAGACTGTGCGACGCGAGTTTTCCCTGCGTCTTAACCAGCTTTTAGATAGCTACGACGTACCCCAGAAGCACGACGGACGACAAACGTTTTTAAAAAACGTATTCAGCGTATCGCAAGAAACTGCGAGAAAATGGCTGGAGGGCGAAGCGATCCCAACTCGCGACAAAGTCTTGAGTATTTGCAACAAATACCCATGCAGACCTGCATGGCTAGAATTTGGCGAACTTCCCATGCACAGCGACGCCGAGACAGCCAAGTTTGTAGAGCTGTTTACACGCCTACCTCAGGATGAAAAGGAGATGGTTCTGAAGCTGATGGATCGGATAAGCTCGCCCGGCTCAAACGATTGATTTCATCCAAAACCACCCGCTTGCCTGCGGGTGACAACTTCTGCCACGCAGCTATTGCCACATCAACCTGCTCTCGATCATCAACACGGCACTTCGCATCCGTTCGCTCAGCCATATCCTAATCTCTGCCGGTTGATCGATATTCGGCACCAACCAAAGACACATGCACATTCAGCGTAGGCGAAAACCTGCATATCCGCATCGTTTCCGCTAACGCAGCAAACAGCGATATCTCCCGATCACTTAATCCGTCCAACAACTCCGCCAATGTGGTTTGCGGCGTGATTTGCGTAGTATTTTCTGCATTCTCCGTGCGTGTCATTTTTGGCACATCCCTCTGAATACCTTGTATTTATTGACATCCAGATTATTGCGCCGCCACGGAGCAAATTGAAGAGATTTGCATCGGTGATTTTCAGCGATTTCGCCTATCAGGCGTGTATTTGACGAAACAACATGTTTTGACGCGCCAAATCCACAAAACCCTGCTTAACAGGGTCGGGCACACAAGCAAACAACTCAAATATAATTTCGTCTCGCATCTGCTGCACTTTGCGTGACCGATAAAAACCAGGAAACTCCTTCATTTCCACCAGAAAGCCTGTGGTATCAGCCATATGGAATCCTAGCTTAAGCCTGAAAGCGGTCTGTATTGGGATATTAGTATTTTGATCTGGCGTCTCAAAACTAAGATACCGCTCCTCATTAACACCTAGCACATGCGCCATCTGCTCCACCGTATAACCAGTACGCTCCCTAAATCCACGGATAACTGCACCAGTAGACGCATAGTAGTCCGCCCTGAACGCCTCCAAATCGAGCACCTGCGGAGCCAAAAAATCATTCGAGCTATCACACACCGCCGCAATCTTTTCCTGCAACCCAACCGGCGGGGCTACCCCCATCTCTTTTAACTTATCGAGCATAATCTCGACCAGCATAAAAAAGTGATTACGTGTCAACTGGCACATGTGCAATATCGCCGAGACAGAGTGCTCATCCATCCCATCCCAATGCATACGTATAAGAGATCCCTTCAGCAGTGCCAGCATACTCACCTGCGACAACCAGCTAAAGGCGGCAACAACATGCAACGATCTGTTATTGGCATAACCAGGCTGAGCATAGCCACGCCAGGTACCCGGACGTAAGCCGCGTATGCGTGCCGCTATTTTTTCCGGCGTCCATCGCTGCTCTCTATAAATAAATGCCAGAGCGTGCCCAACGCCCACCTTAAACGTTGGCTCTTTCTCATTAATGGCGGCTATTTCTTCACTTGTCGCTATTCGCATCCCTTCAACCTTAATCTGTCATCTCCACTAACATGTAACGGAGAAATGACATGGAAAACAACATCGAAACCATCAATTTGTGCGGAAAATCTGCACGACGCATGCATATTAGCGCCAACAAGCCAACAATGCTATTCGTGCCAGGCGCACTACAAGACATCGAGAGCATAAAAACACTTAATACCGGCTTTTCTGAACACTTTAACTACCATATCGCGGAACTTCCCGGCTCAGGCTTAGCAGGCCCGCTGCACAGCAGCTACCCAGTAGAGTTTTTGGGCGACTGCTTGAAGCAGTACATAGATACCTACATACAAGGCCCTTTCCACCTTGTGAGCTGTAGTTACGCCACCGGCCTGGCTGTCGAATACGCTAAGCAGCATAGCTACAGACTGAGCACCCTAACACTTGCCGGTGCAATGCAGGAAATCCCAAAATCCGCATGGCCGACAGTTCTAGGCCTAATGGCAGACTGCCTACACCAACCAGACACATTCGCCAGAAACTTCGTCAATCTGCTCACCTCGCAGCTTGCCGACATCCCTAAACTCGACATTATTAAGAAGGCCACTCTCAGAAAAACCCGGAAGTACACAGACCAGGAGTTCTGGACCTTCATCTACAACACCATTCGCCTCATGAGCTACCGCGCGACAGACCTGCACAGCATCAGCTGCCCATCCCTTTGCTTTACCGGCGAGCACGACCCCTTCGTAACACCAGAAGAATGCGCCGCTCTCGCACATAAAATACCGGGCTGTCAATTTACGCTGCTTCCTGACACAGATCACCTGTTTCACATTGAAAAACCAAAAGCGACGGTCGAACTTATCCAAAAATTCATATTGAACCGCACGCAAATTGCGGCTTAACATTTAGGCGGGGCCAACACCCCGCCCTCTACTTGCGCAATCTAAACCGTTAAGGATCAACGAAATGCCACAAACAAAACCAATCAGAACACTTCTCCTTGTCTCGCTTATGACGCTGTTTTCTTCATGCAGCAGCTTTAATGACAGCATGACACCCAACCCAAAAATCACTACAGATGAATTTTCTGGAACAACTATTGTGGAGCTACCGGAAGTCTCCGCAGCCGCGTCCATGTCTGAACCTTGGCACACTCTCGGCTTGAGATGGAGCGAAGCCGCACCCTCCAAAGTATTCTTAATTGCCGGGGTAGGTGGAGCCACACCAATATCAGGACTAGCCTTCAACGCTGACGGCGCAATCTTCACCGCAGAGGTAAGCGATGCATTAACCTCCTTTAGCTCCTGGAACCAATACTCAGGATCAAGATCGAGAAAACAGTTTTCTATCTCACTAGCTGACCTAAAAAAGATAGCCAGCGCTAGCGTCGTAAAAATGAAGGTTAGCAGCGGGAATGAATACACAGTTTCCACATTTGGCATAACCAAAACCAGCGCCATGATCTCCCTCAAATTCTCAAAATTCTTTGAACTTGTAGACTCCGCACTACCACCTCAATAAAACTCACCATGGACGCCACAACAACGGCGCCCATGCGCACTCACAAATACAACTTTTAGTTGTTGACATTACACAACTTATGGTTGTATCTTGACTCCAACATTTTACGGAGTCAACCCCATGGCAACAATCTACGTCCACCCGAGCGTCACCAGCGACCCGGCCGCACTGCAACTGTTGCAAGCTGCAACAAACCGCACCGCCGTTGCAACCCGCAACAAAGACCGCGTTGTACTGCTCAACAAAACCAATTTTAAAAAACCCAAAGTGCGCCAGCTGCACGCCTCCCCAACATCCCGCCCAACACCAACGCCCCACCCCTGGGGCGACGACGCGGCATAACCCTCAGACTGCACAGGAGCGCAAGGATATGTGCGAGCAAGACGACTTCCAAACCATTTTCAATCGCGCCCGCGTCGCGCGTGAGTGCAGCGATATAACAACCGAATTCGCCGCCGAACAACTCGGCATCAGCGTTGCGGAATTGCTGGCGATGGAAGCAGGGGATTTTTTGCCCAGCACCCGACAGGTGGTGCTGATGAGCGAAATGTACAACATACAAGCCCGTTGGCTGGTGCTGGGCAACGAAACTTATGCGCCCAAAAAAGCCACCACAAAAAACACAAGGAAGGCGGCATGAAAAAATTAATTTTGGGAATAGCAGGTATTAGCGAAGTGGGCAAAACCACTGTCGCAGAAATACTGCAGCAGGAACTGAACGTTAACGCGTTTACTATTTCGCTGCCAGTAAAACAAGCGTGCGCAGGCGCGCTAGGCATTACGCTCGCAGAGTTTTTAACGTACGACAAAAACGCCCACCTCGCCGCTATTAACTGCACCGCCCGCGAATTTATGCAGCGTATGGGCGACCTGATTGTGCGGGATAACTCGCGCGCGTTAATCGGTATTTGCGAATGGCGAATTAATTCCCAGCGCGACACTACCGCGTACAGCTACAACGGCATATTAGTGCCGGATTTGCGCACCGATCTTGAGTGCGACTGGATGCGCCGCATGGGCGGCACCATCATCCACGTAAAACAGCCGGGCAAAGCGCCCAAAAACCCCCATCGCACCGAAAGCCACCCCGCCACAAAAACGGGCGAGCTCGTTATAAACAATAGCGGCTCACTGGCAGAGCTAAAAAATAAAGCAGCATCACTGGCGCACTGCATACGCTGCGATGCCGTAGAGACAGCGTAATAACTATGACTACCGCGCGCAAACCACCGGGCACACACTGGCCCAAAGAAGCCGCAGCAGAGCTGCGCATAGGCGTGCGCGCGCTACTTAGCAAAATGCGAGCAATCGGCTGGCTGCGCATCGACCGCATTGGCGAGCGCGTGGGCAGCAACCACAACACACCCACCAACTTCGCGAAAACTAACGGCTACGTGATTGGCATAGATTCTAGCTACACGCTGAAGGGCCCCAACCCAATTACAAAAATAACCACCCGGCCCGCAATTACGGCAAAAGGGCTGGAAGTGCTGGACGGCATAATTAACAAAAAAGAGCCCGCACCGCAGGCGCCCTGCCAAGCCAGCACCCAGCAAACACAGAGCAATACAACCGCGAGCGTAACGCCCCTGCCGATTAAAAAATTACCAGCCGCAGAGGCGAGGAAAAAATTAAACGCGATCTTACGGGAGATAGACCTATGAAACACAAAACCCCGATGGACGATAAAAAAGTAGTGTACACAATTACAACCGTTTTTTTGGTAGTGCTGGCGATGGCAGTGGCGCACACCGCTGATGTGCGCATCGATAAAAATGCACCATCGTACCATGCGCGCTAAACGGATTAATTACGCGGTGGTAGACACCGCACTAGAAAAACTGGCGGCCGACTTAAAACCCGGCCAAACACTCACCCGCAAGCAAATTGCCAGCGCCACCGGCGTAGACAACGAGACAGTACGGAGCTGGGAGCGCAATGCGCTTGCGAAGTTGAAACGCAACCAAACCTTGTTTACCTATTGGAGGGAATATGGCTGTTGATATCGAAAACTTTATAACCGAGCTGGACGCAGGAATTTTTATGCAAAAGCTCTCCCGAGTGCTCAGCGACACTGCCGCAAATATTATGGACCACGAAAAAAAAGGCGAGGTGACCGTTAAATTCAGCATGGTAAAAACCGGTTCGTGCCAAATTAATATTGAGCATAAGTTGGCATACAAACACCCAACCATGCGCGGTGAAAAAGCTGAAACAGATGTAACAGAAACCACCATGGTGGTTTCTAAACAGCAGGGCGAAGCTGGGGTAAACCTCACCCTGTTCCCGCCAGACCAACACCAAATGTTTGACAAAAAAGGCCGCCCAAGCCTTTTTAATGAAAAACAAAATTAACCGGCTTTTTAGCCCCAAAAAAAAGGAAACGCTATGTTACCCAAAGACTCCATTGTTCACATGCAGCAGACCTACGCCGAACTTTCCGACGCACTGGCCAGCCAACTTAAAGCTGCCTGCGACCCAACTGTAAACAAAGTTCCGGCAGTGGTACTGCCGGAAAACCACAACGTAAAAATTCTTGATATCGAAAAATACCTGCCAAACCGCACACGGTTTCGCGGCGTAATGGTAACGGAAAACGTTGCAGAATTTGCGCAATACTGCGAGCTCTATGCAGACGAGTACGAAACCGACAGCAGCCACTGCTACGTTAACGCCGAAGTGATGTGCGCTACAACATTTTTCGATTTGGGCACGGTGTCGGAAGCCGGGCACTGTGAACACCAAGCCAAGCTAGACCTGAGGACAACCGCGGAGTACCGCGCACTGCTAAACATCACGAGAGATTCAAAAAGCCAGCAGGCGATTGCAGAATTCCTGGAAGACTGGCGAGATAACATTATCTGCGTTGACGCCGATGGCAATACAATCCCCATCGCTACCGCCATTAGCGCCATTCGCAAAATAAAAATCAACGCAAAAAGCGAAATGGAAAGCGATCAGCAAAATTTCAGCTCCTCGCGCAGCGCGCTTGAAAACATCAACGCCAACAACGACGGCAATATTCCGCATTTCGTAATATTTAAATGCAAGCCCTACGCAGATTTAAACGAACGTGAATTTCATTTGCGCGTTGCGCTACACGTTAAACCAGAAAGCGATCCCCAAATAAAACTGAACGCGCGAAAGCTGGAAACCATCGAACAGGAAATGGCCGAAGAATTCGCCGACCTGCTCAAGACCGAGCTACCAGAAGAAATTAACACGTTTATCGCAACATTCAAACCCAACTAATAACCACGCCGCCACGCGGCAAAACCCACGGCGAAAGCGCAAGCGAGTAGCCACACAAAAAAGGATTAAAACCATGGAGCATTATTTATTAACCCACCCCACCGTAAGCGCATTTCTGGTAATTGTGGTAGTCGCCATTTTCGCTGCTGCGCTGTTTGCAGTAAGCGCGCGAAACCGCAATAAAAAAGATTAATCGGCGCCTAGCGCCGACACTCAGGATAAAAAAATGTATCGCAAAAACCCACAGACAGCATTTAATTTTAGCGAGCTGATCATCGATAATTTTTCTGGTGGCGGTGGCGCCAGCACTGGAATTGAGTACGCGCTAGACCGCTCGGTAGACGTTGCGATAAATCACAATCAAACCGCCATCGATATGCACACAATCAACCACCCGCAGACCAAACACTACAACGAAAGCGTTTGGGATGTAGACCCGCGAGCCGTTTGCAACGGTCAGCCTGTCGGCCTCGCCTGGTTCAGCCCGGACTGCCGACACTTTTCCAAAGCCAAAGGCGGCCAGCCGGTAAGCAAACAAGTGCGCGGCCTTGCATGGGTTGTTTTAAAGTGGATTGGCACTGTGCGCCCCAAAGTGATAATGCTGGAAAACGTTGAAGAATTCCTTACGTGGGGCCCGCTGATTGAAAATGACAACGGAAAAATGGTACCCGACCCCGCCAAAAAAGGCAGCACGTTTAATGCTTTTGTGCGGGCAATAAAACGGCATGGTTACAACGTCGATTGGCGCCAGCTTAGAGCGTGCGATTACGGCGCACCCACCATTCGAAAGCGCTTATTTTTGGTCGCCCGCTGCGATGGACTGCCAATAGTCTGGCCAAAACCCACGCACGGCCCAGGACTAAAACCCTACAAAACAGCTGCGGACATTATCGACTGGACATTACCCTGCCCCAGCATATTTGAGCGTAAAAAGCCGCTCGCAGAAAACACGCTACGACGTATTGCCGAGGGCATTCGACGTTATGTCATCGAGGACGCAGAGCCCTTTATTGTTAAGTACTACGGGCAAAAGGGAAATGAGTTTAGAGGTCAGGCGACTACAGACCCGGTCCCCACCCAAACCACAGAAAACAGATTTGCCGTAGTAACGCCATTTCTAACTGAGCACGCAAATGCGAGTAGCCAGCGAACATTTAATAGCAAAGAACCACTACGCACTCAATGCGCAAATGTAAAAGGAGGCCACTTTGCAGCAGTTGCTCCATTTTTGGTACCACGCTACGGAGAGCGCCAAGGGCAATCACCCCGAACACGCAGCACCACCGAACCAGCGCCAACTATTGTAACTACAGGCAACCATGCACACCTGGTAGAGGCATTTTTGGCAAAACACTACTCTGGCGTAGTAGGCCATAAACCAAACAACCCGATTGGCACAGTAACAACACAGGACCACCACAGCCTGGTTGCGACCAACCTGATAAAGCTACGCGGCACCAGCACCGCACAGAAGGTTCAACAACCGGTTCCAACGATCACCGCCGGCGGTACCCATATTGCCGAAGTGCGCGCATTTTTAATGAAGTACTACAGCGAGGGCGGCCAATGGCAAAAGCCTGGAGAACCCCTGCACACAGTCCCCACCAAGGCGCGCATGGGGCTGGTAACCATTCGAGGCATCGATTACCAAATTGTCGACATCGGCATGCGCATGCTGCAACCGCACGAACTCTACGCAGCCCAAGGATTCCCCGCTGACTACATATTCGACCGCACAGCAAGCGGAGAGCGAATAACAAAAACCGAACAAATTGCCAAGTGCGGAAACAGCGTGCCTCCACCGGTAGTAGCCGCACTCGTAAAAGCCAATTACGCCGAACAATTAGCCAGCAAGGCAATCTAGAGAGAGAAAGAAAATGCCAAACATCAAAAAATCTATCGATATCAGCACCGAGGTGGACGTACATATTGGCCTCGACGACATCCGCCAAGCCCTCAGCGAGACAAACAGCCGCGCCAACGCATTTAGCGTTGTCAGCCTGTTGGCAAAAGCGCTGAATGATATCGATGATAAAACGCTAGACAGATTTGCAACACCGCAAAAACAAATTGTTTACAACTTTTTGCAGGAGCAAATGCATAGGTTTGGCAGCTCACTCAAGGAATTTAATACCGCCCCTCCAACGCCTCGCGAAAAACAAATATGGAAAGCCGCAACCACGCTCGCACACAACATCTGTACACAAACTAGCGACACATACAACAACAACGATGAAACACGAGAAGCTTATGCCGCGAGCGAGTGTGCCGCGAACGTACGCAACTGGCTAACACCAAGCGACGACTGTTTGATCGAATTATTTGCAGAGGCAAACGTTAATCAGGAGTAATCATTTAGCAGCAATAAAATCCACCAATAAAAGAGCCTAACCATGAATGAAAAAATTTGGATGATTGCAAACACTAGCGAGCGGATCGGATTTGCAGGGTTCGAAAACATGTTGCCAATCCACAAAGCCCCCCGCTTTATTCACTACTCGCAACAAAGTGCAGACGCCGAATGTTTACGCTTGGCGTCACTGTACGACGGTGAATTTGTGGTTCTAGAAGCAGTTCGCCGCGCGCGAAAAGTTAGCAGCGGATGGGCCAACCTGACTACAAAAAGTCAGGTGGAAACCATTAAGATCGAGGATATCCCAGATCAAGACAGCGAAATTCCTTTTTAGGGGGTAGAGAAAGCTGTGAAAGTTGAGACCATAAACTTAAATACGCAGTCCGGAGGAAAGGACAGCGAGGCTTCTGGTGTGATTGCAAAACACAGTGGCACCAAAAATTTACGTTATGTGTTCGCAGATACCGGAATAGAGGACCAGAAAACATATGACCATCTGGACTACCTTGAGGAAGATATTTTTTGCCAGAAAATCGAGCGCTTAAAAGCAAACTTCGCTCAAGAGATAGCGCAAAAACGAATGTACGTTGACTTCGTTTGGCGATCAGAAGGGGTAAGCAATGCTGTCTGCGATGCGGCGCTCGACGTGCTTCACCCAACAGGGATTCCGTTTCTTGATTTGTGCTTGTGGAAAGGGCGATTCCCCGGGCACGCCTCAGCGGCTTTTTGCACCTTTGAACTCAAACAAAAGCCAATGGAGAAATACCAGGATTACCTACTCAGAAACATCACAAAAAACTTGATCGTTTGGCAGGGTACGCGTCGCGAGGAAAGCTTAAAGCGAAGAAACCTAACACCATGGGAAGCAATTTTTGGCGATATATACGAGCGAACTGGCCACCTCGTCCACAGGCCAATAGTCTATTGGAGCGAAAAACAGGTATTTGATTTTTGCGCCCGATTTGGGGCGAAAGTAAATCCTCTTTATCGAGAAGGATTTAAACGCGTTGGCTGTATGCCTTGCAAAAACGAAGCAAAGCAAAGCATACGCCTAATCGCCGAGCGCTACCCTATACACGTCGAAAAGATAGAGGAGTTTGAGCTATTGGTCTCGATAGCAAATAAGGGTGGAGTTTCGACTTTTTTCGATGGACGCACATCAGCAAACTTTTTGAACGATCCAAATATCATCACATCTACGCACGGAATACGCGCCCATATCGCCTGGGCTAAAAGTAGCAAAGCTGGCAGGCACTGGCAGGGCGAGCTGTTCTTCGGCAACGAGTGTTCCTTGGCTGGGTATTGCGAATAACATCATGAAAAATAACACCGAAGACAAAATTACGAGCACGCTAGTAAAAACCGCACTCGCCCTATTCGCCGCATGGGATTCAAATCCGTGGGTTTGGGTTGTTGAGTTTAAAAGGATAACCAAGTGATTACACAACAAGAATACCAAGCGCAGCTCGACATGGTTTACAGGCAAACCAAAGAAACGGTTGAGCAATCAGCGAAAAACATCTGCGCCCGGCTCACAACAGTCACATGCCCCTGCGGATCAAAGCACGGGATCACATTAATGTACAAATGCCTCTATTGCAGCGTTTATTTTTGCAAGCCCTGCGCAGAAAAACATTTCGGCAAAACAATTCATCAGTACCGATCCGAAAATCCAATTCAAAGCACAACGTAGACAACAGGAATAGACACATGCCAAAAGATATTTCAGAAAGAGATCGAGAGCTGGTTAAAAAAGGTTATGATTTAGCATTCGAGTACTTCAATCGGTGCGTGCAAAACTGCAGAACAGAAGATGAGCTTGCGGGCTTCGTACAGATGTCCTGCGTTCTCAGCGTAAAATTCATTCACGGGATAGAAGGCAACAAGTTTAAAAAAGATTTTCTGCGCCGCGCCATAGCTGACAACGAAAAAATAGTCCCTCAACGCGTAAATTAACTATGACAACGCTAGTAAAAACCGCACTCGCCCTATTCGCCACCGCTGCCTGCATTATTTCTGGCTGGCTGACTGTACAACTGGTTACCAGCGTTCAGCCGGGCGCGTTGGCCGCTGCGGCAGGCATTACGTTTCACGGCATGCAGTATGTACTCGCTGCCGCTGCCCGCACGCTCACGGGCAACCCAATTACAAAGCTGGTGACTTGGTGCGCGACGGCGTGCTTGCTCACACTCAGCGTTGGTGCCAGCGTCAAATTTTTGGAGAGTGGCTACCAGACAACAGCCAGCCACGCCGCCACCATCGCGCGCCAAATCGCGCGCCAAACCAACCGATTGGCCGCACTGGACGACAGCATACAAACGCGCAACGCGATTGCAGCGCAATACGCAGATATTGACTATCTAAAATCCAGCGCCGCCCAGCTGGACAAGTTACAGAGCAGCATCGAGAGCGCCAACGCGCTAGATGCTCAGCTCACCGCGCAACCCAAACAAAGCATAACAGACACGCTCGCACTCACCGCGAACACGTTACACGTCAACCAAAACACCCTGCGGCTCGCCCTGTTTATCGCGATTGGCAGCCTGCTGGATATAACGGGCATGCTCAGCATTTTTTACCTGTTCCAACCCCCGCAACGCCCCGCAACCCCACAAGTTGCAAGCGCTGCAACCGAGCAACCAGGGCAGAGCCAGCGCGAGCAACTGATGCAACGCATAGTTGCGGGCGAGTTCGGCCAGGAGCCGACCCAGACAGAAATAGTAAAAGCCACCAATACACACAAATCCACAGTCTCCCGCGCGTTCAGCGAGCTGCGCGCGAGCGGGAAGCTGGTCGATGGGAAGATAGCTGCATGAGCGACTTATTATTGAGCAACGATGAAATCGCGGCAGTGACCGGCTACACCCGCCAAGCCGATCAGCAGGCGTGGTTTGAGAAGAACAACATTCCGTGTTACATAAACCGCAACGGGCTCACAGTGGCAAGAGCGTGGTTTGAAAAAGCGCCATTCGAACACCGCTCCACAGCCCCGCAACTCCCTGCAACGGGCGCAAAACCCAACTTTGGCGCAATAACCAAAAAGGCGAGCTAACAGATGGGCCGCAAACGAAAAACAGGCCGAGGGCTGCCGGTGGGCGTGTACTGGCAAAGTGGCGCCTATCGGTTTAAAGCCGTGGACCCCGCCCACAAGCGCGCACTCGGTAAGCTGTGGACAAGACTCGGCAAGACCGAGGGCGAAGTGCACCAAAATTATTGGAATTTGGTTGGCTCGCGCATTGGCGCGGCTGGCGGCATGCAGCTGCTTTGGGAGCAATACAGCTCCCGCGTACTGCCACACAAAGCGCCACGCACGCAAGACGACAACAGAAAGGAATGGCAGTTCTTGGAGCCCGTGTTCGGCCAGTGCCACCCGGGCGAAATATCCCGCGCAGACGGCATACGCTACCTCGAGCTACGCGCCCAACAATCGCGCAGCGGCGCAAAACAGGAGTTTGCCCTACTGCGACACATGCTCAACTGCGCAGTAGACTGGGAGCTAATCGAGCGCAACCCACTACTCGGCACCCGCGTTGCGGAGTACGTTAAACAACCCGTGCGCGACCGCGTGCCGGAAATATGGGAGCTGCTGGCAGTAAAAAAACATGCACCGGTGGTTGTGCAACTATTTATAGACTTTAAATACCAAACCGGGCTAGACCAAAGCACCTGCTTTGGCCTGCGCATTCCGTCCTTCGACGGCCCGGGGCTGCCGGTAAAACGCAGCAAGACCAACAAGAGAGGTTACATCGCGTGGACAGATGAATTTATCGCCACATGCCGCGCGATAATTGCGTACAACAACAACCGCTGCGATCACCTGTTTTGCAACCAGTCTGGCCAGCCGATGCGAGTCGATTCATTCAGCCAGCAATTTCGCCGCGCAGTGCGCACAGCGATAAGCGCAGGCGACCTCACAGACCCGTTTACCCCCAACGATATCCGCAGCAGCCACGGCACCGACGCCGAAGAAATCCACGGTCTGGACGCGACAAGCCAGCTGTTAAACGGACCAGGCGCAAAGAAACACTACGTGCACCTGCGCCATGGGCAGCGCGTAGAACCACTACCACTGCCAAAAATAACCAAAGAGAGGTAA